GCTGGGCTAGTATAGTCGGCTGTTGTTATTTTAATCCTAGCTGTTGATCCATTTATATTACCAGTTATCTCTAAGGTGTCTCCAACCCTCCAGTTTACAAGAGGATTTGTAGCTCTAAATATAAGCTCATCACCAGGTATCATGTTTGTGTATTCTAGAGTACTACTGTTAAAGTTTATAAGTCTAAAACCGGCAGTAATAGATCCGTAACTAGCGTCACCAATAGTTGATATTGTAGTATCTGCATATTCTAAACCGCCAAGCGCAGGTGGCCCTGTAGGATAAGTAGCGTTGGAACCTACAAAATCAACAGCTCTTTTAGTACTTTTTAATTCTACTTTAGGCGCTAACTTAGGATTTCTTCTTATTACAGTTATATGCTCCTCTTTCATGTCTTCAAAATAAGCTTGACCATCAAGATCATTCCAAAGAAATTTAGAGTGATGTTTTATATTTTCTACTATTTGATCTTTAAAGTTATCTAAAATAATTCTTTTAGGTTCGTTTCTTCCGTCAGTATAAAATAAAATACCATCAACATAGTTTATAGCTGTTATTAAATTGTTTTTTGGAGTATCAGACGTAGGAGTGTTATTAGTATTAGTTTCTACTTCTTGAACACCAGCTTTAAAGTTTAAAATTTTATCACTAGTGAATTTATAAACTGCTCCATTGTTAATTAAAGCTTGATCCATTAACACTGGGCAAGGAGTAATGCTCACAGAAGCGCTCCCGCTACTAAATGATGGAGTAACATCTTTAACTCTAACATCAGATTCTGCTGGTAAAACAGAGGTTCCATTTGGTAAAACAATATCTACTTTCATACCAACTCTTACACCTTCTGGAAAAAATGTATTAGCTATTTCAAAAGTATTTATATTGTTAATAACAAGATTAGAAGTTTGCGGCACTGTTGTCGCGTGTCTAGACTCAAAAACATCTACTACTAAAGGTATTAAATTACCTTTTTCGGCACTATACGTAGTATAAGTAGATATAACATCAGATTTAACACCTGTAAAACGCGTGCTACCAGAATAAACTCCATCAGCTATTAAGTCGCTAGCTTTATGTATAAAGTTAAAAATAGTTTTAGTTGACTCGTCAGTATAAGAACCAACAGTTAAAGCGTTATCACTTAATACGTTAAAGTCAGGATCATATTCGTATTTTATTTCTTTATTTCCTTTTATGTTTTGAACAGAGCCTACATTAGATCCTTCTGAAGTAGATATTTCAATATTTAAAGCATCTCGATATTCGCCGTTAGGCACTAAACGCTCGTCGAGATCTTTATTCATTCGAGCTCTCAAAAAGTTGTTAGTTAACTCTGGCATATCTTAATGTTTAATATGTTTTGATTTACCTCTAAATACTTGAATTATTTCGTTTAGTTTAATATTTGATAATCTAAGTTTAGCGTTTCTTTTAGTACTTCTAGCTTCTTTTTTTAATCTAGCTACCAAACCTTGTGGAACGTTAGCTTTAGCAGAAACTATAGCGTAAGCAATTTGTTTGTACATTGCTTCTTCTGCAAACTTATGAACTTGCATTTCTGCATCTGTTCCAAGACTATCACTTATATATTCTATAATAACGTCTTTTCCACTTATGTTAGAGCTAAAATGTATAAAACCTTTTTTCTCATCTATATAATAAGATCCATTAACTTGAGCAAACTGAGGGTCTAATCCATATCTTTGACCTATATTAGCATCGTAAATATCATCATCATAATCATAATCATGATTTGAATTTTCAGAAGGATTAGCTGTTTTAAAATTAGCCCAAGCATCAGACTCAGACTCTAAATCTATTGCGCCGTCTGCGTTTGCGTCTATAAAACTTTCATTACCTATAGATCCAGTTTGAGTAGGATTTGTAGGATTACTAGTATGTCTAGTAGGGTACAAAGTATGCTGTATACCAGCATCGTCAACATAACATATTTTAGTATAGTTAACGTAATCTTGTGGTAAAGTAACAGTTAAATTATTTGGCACTGTTATTTCAACGGCTTTGGTAGATTTAAAAACATCAAAGCTAAATTCTTGTAAAGCTCTTTGAGCGTGAAAAACTACTTCAGGTCTTTTAACTTTATTTATTATTTTGTCATCACCAACGTACGATAATATAAATTGATCTATTACAGTTTTTAAAGAAGTAAATTGATAAGTACCAAAACTACTACCACCATAATACGTTGCTTGTGTTTGATTATCTAATAACCCCATTTATTATTGTTTTTCTTGTTGAATATCTTTTAGCTCTTCCGAACCCATAGCTGTGCCTAAAGTTGGATCTTCTATCATTATGCCAGCTAGCACTAGTATTCTATTAACTAAATTAACTTCTTCTGACTCGTGTAGCTCAAAGTCTGTAGAATTAGTACTATTGTATATAGCTGCATTGTTAACTGTTTGACCAACCCAGTTAACATCAGTAGGTGTTTTTATATAGTTACATCTCAACGTAGAAGTAGAACTAACCGACGGGTGAACAGTTATTGAATTACTACTTGATCTAACATAAACAGGATTTTCTTCTGTAGGTCTAGCTAGAGGAGATAAATTAAACATTGTCGCTTCTTTAGCGCTAACTTCATCTACACCTGTAGCGTAAGAAGATCCAGCGGTTTTTAATAAAACAGAACCTAATCTATACAAATCTGTAGGTAAAGTAGAATTATCTATCTCTTTAACAGATATACTTCCAAAAGTTATATATCTTGTTGCGTTTCCTGTGTCACCATTTTGCAATCTTATATTGTAATTAGCGCTAACGTCTGCTTCAAAAATAAAATTAAAAGAACCAATTGTAGGATCTAACACGTTGTGGTTGACACTTACAACGTTAGCTTTATCAATAAGTATGGAGTAGTAAGATGGCGCAACAGCAGAGCTACTTGAGCCTACTCCAAAGTCGGTAATTTCCCAACTTACCATGTATTGCTTACCAATTGTTAAAGCAAAAGTTACACCACTTTCTGCTGTATGGGTAGCACTATTACTATCTTGTAAAATTTTTAAACCACCATTAAAACCGTTTGCGGATGATGGTAAATCATGAGATATAATTCCATTTCCAGCGGTTACTTCTGACCAATCTGTTATATCAGCTTCAAAGTTATCTTCAAACAATACACTAGATGCTGTTAAAGCAGCTTCGTTAACTTTAAAAGGAGCTATTTTCTCTTCTAATATATGCAGCATATCTGAAAACTCTCTGTAGTTTCCAGGTATTTTGTTAAATTGATTTATATCGTAGAAATATTGCTCAAATAAATCCATCTGAGCTTGATTGGCAAGTATATTAAATTCTTGCGGAGTAATATAACCTCTTTGTTCTTTGTTAGCTAAAGTTAATACTCTTTGATATACTGTATTTACATTTACTGCCATTATTTTATTTTTTATAGTTAAGCAACCACCCTAATAGAGTGGCTGCTCTACTATAAGATGATTACGCGTTTAAGCGTTTTTCTATGCTAGAATAAACATCCATACCTTCGTCTGTTTTAAACCAAGCGGCTAAAGCAGAATATGGGTGCTCATCAAACGGTACAGTCATTAATTTTCTATTGTTGCTAGCCCAATAAAAAGTTCTATTATCACCTGATAATCTTATAATTCCTATTTCAGTAGCTTTAACTCCAACGTTTCTTAACAAAACATTTTCGTCTCCTGCTAAATCTAAGAACAAACTTGGATTTCTTTTAGCAAACAATAAAGTATCTCTTTTAAGTTCCTTAGAACTCATCTCTGACACTTTAGAACCAACTTCTGCTCTCATGATAGCTTCAGCAATATCAATATCTAAAGTTGAAGCTAAAGTTAAAGCTTCTATTTCAAGCTCAATTAAATCAACTTCGTTAACAGCTATTTGCTCTGCTTTATATTCATAAAACAAAACTCCATTGTGAGGGTGGTATAAAGATAAAAGTTTTTGAAGAACTGTTTTTTCTTTTGGAACATGTAAATGTCCATTTCTAAAAACAATATGAGCTAAACGTTGATCGCCTTTCATTTCATCTACGAAAGGTGTTTTTTGATTTTCACAATACTTTAACTCTCTTTCGTAACCTTTTTCTTCATCAAACCAATAAATTCCAGAAGATTTAACACTGTAACTTAAAGGTTTTCTATTACTTTGTAAGTAATATATTCTATCTTTAATCTCCCACTTTGGTTTTTTAGGTTCTTGTTTTTTCACAACAACTGGAGTTTCAAGCTCTGTTGTTTGTATTTCTTTTTCTTGTGTAGCTTTTGCTACAGTTTTTTTCTTTGCCATAATATAATATAAAAAAATTAAAAAAAAGATCGAGGACCGAAGTCCTCGACCTAATAATATTGCTTACTTCATTAACATGAAGTTGTTAGCGCCTTGTACAACTAAACATCTTTCAGATAAGTAGTTTACTGTCATTGCATCTAAATCAGATGTAACAGCTCCAACCGAACCAGTAGTCCAAGTCTTCATTCTACGATCATCAGTCTGTGAAGCTCTAAAACGTACGTGTAAAAACGGACGCTTAAGGTTTTTACCTAAAGCTTGATCATAAACTGTAGATACACCAGCAGGAATAATAACTCCACGAATAGCATCACTAGTCGCTCTTTCGTTAATACTACCACGAGTAGCTTTATCGTTTAAGTAACGGAAGTCAGACTTATAGAAGTCATAAGATCCTCTACGGAAACCAGAGAAGCCTAAGTTAAGCGCCATATCTTCGTCATTGTCAAATACTCCGTAAGAAGTACCGCCAGCGCCGTAAGAGTTCATTGAAGCTAACATATCATCTACAGCTAAAGAAGTAGCTCTGTTAAGGAATAACATGTTTTCTTCAATAGCACCTTGAGAGTCAAACTCAGCTAATATAGCGTCAAACTCTGCTAAATCAGTAGCAGCGTTAACACCAGTAACACCTGTAGTTACATTACCACGATCTTCGATAGCAGCAAATAAACCTTCAGTACCAGAATTAGCACCTAAAGCAGCATAGTCAGTATCGTTAGTACCACCAGCATCTACAATGTGTGAGTTTGCATTTGTTTTCTCAGATTCCATCATTGTCATTTCTAAGTAGTCAGTGAAACGAGCTCTAGTATCACCTTCAGCTTTTAAGTACCATAAGTAACCAGATTGTCCAGACTCACCAGAGATTTCAACCCAACCAATTTGAGAAGCATCAGATCCAGATATCTCATAAGCATCTTTCATAATGATTGGCTTGTTAGTAAATGAAACATGAGTTGGTTTTACAGTTCTAGCAGAACCAGTACCTGATCCATAAGAACCTTGTCCAGTAACACCTTTCTTAAACTCAGAACCAATTACTAATAAAGTAGCAGCGGTTGATGAAGCAGTGCCAATAGCAGAGTCATCGTCAAAGTTTTCAACGCTGTATGGCTGTGCAGTAATAGCAACACCATCAACTTTAGTAACATGAGCTTTAATAACTTTACCAGCTACAGCTACTAACACGATGTCATTTAATCTAACACCGTGGTCAGCCAATGTAAATACATTAGTAGTACCAGCGTTGTTACCATCAATATCAGAAGTAACTGTAAAAATTGAAGTACCTGTGTTCAAAGTACCTTTAACTGAAATATGTAAACGACCTTGCTCTGTCCAAATAACTTGGTCAGCAGTCATTGATTCTTCTGCACCAACTTGAGATAAGAAACCTGAAATTGTACGAGGTCCAAAAACCTCAGCTTCTTTTTCTAACAAGTCTGGCAGATATTGTTGCGCCCAGCCAGCAGTGCCTGACGCAGTGAAGTCGATGTAGTTTGAATCTAGTGTTTGCTTTTGTGGAGCTGGAACACTATTCAAATTACCACCGGGATTTGAAATTGCCATTTTTAATTTGTTTTAAATGGTTAATAATTTATTTTCTTTTGCCTTTAATCTTAAATTTAAAGTCGTTAGAATTTTCACCTAACACTCTAACTTTAATACCGTCACCAGAGGCTGTTCTATGAACTTGATTAGGTGACATATCTACGTTCTTAGCTTTAGCTACACTATCTTTTAAAGCGTCTGCTTTACCTTGTTCGTAGAAGTGTTTAGCAATAGCATCTGCGTTCATGGCTGTGTAAAGTGATTTGTGATAACTCTTAGCGTCGTTGATAGTACCATCTTCATTAAGAAACTTTCTTATAAAGTTGTTAATATCGCTCTGAGTTTCTTTTACTTTACTAGCGTCTTTGACATTAAATCTATACTTCTTATCTCCAACTTCGTATTCAAAACCTTTGAACTTGTCGTTAAATAAGTTGCTAGTTTTTTTATCAAATACAGACTTAGCTGCTTTTGCTTTCGCTTGAGTCTCTTCAGACTCTTTGTTGTAGCGGTTAAAAAAATCAACTGCTTTTTGCTGCTCTACAGTGAGCTTGCTTCCAGCTTTGATTTCTTCATAATATTTAGACTTTTGCCCGTCTAAGTAGGCTTTGGCCTCGGCAACTTGCTCTTTTAAGGCTATCTTTTTTCTTCTAATATCTTTAGGTTCATCTACTTCTTCGTCATACGAAAAAGTTTCGTCCATTAAAAATTGTCTTTCTTCAGCATCTAAATGAGGTTTAGTTTGTTTATAGTACTCATTTAAAGCAGTTAGATTATCCATTTTGCTATAATCTTGGTTTAATCTAACGTAGTCTTCAATATCTCCACCAGTATCGTTGATAAAATCAACTAGCTTTTGAATATTTTCAGGTAATGGATCTCCAGTAGCCTGGGCTTCAGCAACAGCTTCTTGAACTTCTTCAGTTAACTCTTCAACTTTTTCTTCTACCTGTTCTTCAACTACTTCTTCTAATACAGGTAGTTCTTCTTGTACTTCTCCCTGCGGTTGTACTTCTTCTTGTTCTTGTGCGGGCTCGGAGTCTTCATTGCTTCCAGCCACTCCTGAGTCGTCAGTTTCACTTGCTGCAACTTCTTCTGCTTGCTTTTCTGGTTTTTCATCTTCTTCCGTTACCGGTGGTTTACTTAAATCTACTTTAATAACTGAGTCATCTCCAGCAGATTCAAATTTAGTTTCTTCTACTTGTTGAGTTTCCTCAACATTTTCTAATTCTTGTTCCATAATATAAAATATAAAAAATTAATGTTTATTATTTAGGCTCAAAAGCACCTAAATTAAATCCACCTCCGAGTATATCATTACCGGCAGATTCAAACTTTTTAGGTGCGCCACCTGTTTTTCTTTGCTCTATAAGTTCACTTTGCTGTGAAGCTTGTATTTTAGTTCTTTCGTCTTTACGATCTTCTTTATTGGTTTCTCTAGCTTTTAAAGCTTCAACTTCCATCTTATTTAACTGCATGTTTAATTGAAACTCATGATCCATTAGTTGTTTTTTCAACTCTGCTTCTTCACGCTTAGACTGTGCTGCTATCTGAGCTTTAGCTTGTTCTATTTGTATTTTAGTTTGAGCTAGTATTTGTTCTTTTTGAATATCAGCTTGAATTTTAGCTTGAGCAGCTTTTGTGTTAGATTCGGTTTGCATCTGAATATTTTGCTGTTGAGCCAGTCTATCTTTTTGCTCTTTATTTTTACGCCTAACTTTTAATAACTGATTAGCTAATTTTACACTTTTTATTTCTCTAATATCAATAGCATCTTCTAAGTCTATATTTTTTTGCGCTAATGCAACTTGTATATTATTCTCTAGCTTAGCTTTATCTTCTTCATCTGGTGCTAGTTCTAAAAATATACCAAAGTCGTACAAATTTAATTGTGACATTTCATCTAATGTAGCAGCATTATGAGCACCTATAGCCTGTATAAAAGCATCAGCTGTTGGTGAATACTCTATAATATCTGATATTCTAAGCGACAAACATTCAGCTGTTTCCACGGTTAAATACATACCAGCTTGTAATATATGTCTTGTAGCTGTATTTGAATTTTGTGCCGCAAGCTTTTGTAAACCAACTAAAGCGTTTTTATCTGGAGTACTACCATCACGAGCTTCATTAAGCCCGGTTACATCACGTATCATTTGCATGTAGTAATTGTAAGTACCTATTAATGCTTGCATTTTATTTCCACCACTTCCGCTAGATATTTCTTGTATTGGTACTTTACCTGGATTTAAGTCACCATCTTGAGTAAACGACCTACCAATAACAGAACCTGTTTGGAAAAACATATTCAAAGCTTCTTGAGGATTATAGTTTGTGCCGTTACCTAAATCTATTTCAGCTAATCCATCAGCATCAAGATAAACACCGTCCGGAACCATACGTGACATAACTTGCTGTAGCTTCAAGTGTGTAAGCTGTATCATATCTGCAAAACCAGTAATACGATTAACTAAACTTTCAATTCTACCGTTATACATACGAGGAGCTACAATAGAATAATTCATTTTAACTTTAGAATAATCGCTTTTAGGTCTCATCATATTTTTAGACATTTCCCATTTTAAAAGCTTGTCTGTACCTAATATTAAAGCTCCTTCGTAAAGACACTCTACAGATTTTTGAAGTCTTGTAAAGCTTCCTTCCATATCTTCTGGAGGATTAAAAGTATCATCTTTTAGTATAGCTTTAGATCCACCTGATCCTGTTTCTTTTACTTTATAAACTTCGTTCATATAAGTTTTATAATTAAAATAAAGCACAGAAACAATATTGTTATCTATTTTATCTCTATTACCATGAGAATAATTATTTCTATATAGGTAATTAGTTTTTACTATTTCTTCTAATTGTTCTCCTATTAAATGTGGAAACTGTTTAACAAGCTCGTTAACTGGTATTTCTTTTACTTCTCCAACATAGTATATATCATCAAAATATGGAGACTCAGTATAAGAGTAAACTAAATCAGCTGGATCTACATACTCTACAACTGCTCCTTCAGAAGTATTAAAAGAAGTTTTTACAGCACCTATACCTAAAACTGTTAAATCGTAATAAAATCTTTTTTTAATGAGATCATACTTGCTACCATCCATTAATACGTTTATAGCTTGCTCTTCAGCTAACTCAACAGCTTGCTTATAGTTTAACTGCATGTGAAGCGCTAGTTCATCTTTATCTGCTGGTAAAGTTTCTTTATCGTTTTCGTACATATCGATACCAAACATTTCTCCAACTTTGTCGTTAAAATCTTTAGTATTCATATCTCGAAGTATAGATTCCATATACTCTGTTCTTTTAGAAACTCCGTATGGATCTTGAGAATAAGCTTTTATTTCGTAATCTTTATCTGCCATACCGTTAACAACAATATCAACAAATTTAGATATAATAGGAACTGGCTTCCAGTCTAAGTTTAAATAAGATAAATCTCCATCAATAGATAATTCATCTTTGTATTTTTGTATTGATTGCTCACCTCTAGCGTAAAGTCTTAACCTGTGAAAGTTAGCCTGTAGATCGCCATATCTATTAGCAGGTTTTGTTTTGTCAAAATCAAACCATTCATTTTGTATCGCTTTAGCAACTTTTAAACCATAATCGTAGCTAATTTTTTCTAAATCACTAACAACTTGACTTGGAAAATAGCTATGTGTAACTGAATCAGCCATACTTACATTTTAATTATTTTTGACATATTACCAGCGTTGTTATATCTAGCTATATGTATATTTAATTTCTTTTTTTCTTTTTTCGCAACCGGCGTGTACAAGTGCCTATTGCAAGCCATTATCGCTAAGCCAGAGCTAATACTAGCATCAAACTTAGTTCTTTTATTTATATCAAACTTAGCCCAATCATTAAGGGTTTTGTTAAAGTATATATTACCATAAGTATCATCTTTCATTATACCCACGTAATCGTTGATATACATTTCAATAGCAGCGGCGTGTGCTTGTTTTATATCTTCACTAGAGTTTGGTATACCACCAACTTCTTTTTCTGCTATAGATAATTTATTCCACACTTTGTCTGGTCTATTCATGCTAAACGCTCTATAACCTCTACGTTTAAAGTAATACAACAACCTTGGTTTGTTATTCTCTGCGAGTATTGGCATGCCATAAAAAACACAAGCCATAAGCACGTCTTCAAAAAACATTTCGGCGGTTTGAGGTCTAGCTAAATACTCTAAAAAAAAGTGATTAGCAGGAGCGCTTTCCATTGAAAACTTTGTTAATCCGTGCAATGCTCCTTTTGATCCTTTACCGTCTACAGTCCCGCTAATATCATAGCTATCACAACCAAAAGCTCCAACATGCTCGTTACCTGGGTATTTAACTCCATTTTTTAATATCACTCTATTTTGTAATTTTCTATCTGGTATCCAACTAATATTAAATCTACCGTTAGGATCTGGTGTAAAAATAACTTGAGTATCTTTAACTCCTTGAGTCCACTGAAAATTTCCAGTAGTTACAGCTGAAGAACTTCTAATACCTTCGTTATAATCTATTTGTTCATATATTTTAACTAAGTTAAATATACTATTTTTTGTTTCATCTCTAAACGCGTGTTCTTCAGTTCTTGGAAACTGTCTATAAAACTCGTTTAACGCGTCTTGATCACCCTTTAATCCATCTGCTTCGTTGTTCCAATGATCAACAACACCTACGTCAATTAATTCACCGTGGGGTCCAAAACACTCTCGTGTTGGGGTATTAAAGACGGGTCTTCCAAACTCATCAATAAATCCTTCATAGTTCCATTCCATTGGGATAA